AGCCGCCGGCCACCGACATCTGTAGTAGGGCCGTCTTCAAGTCCGCGATCGCCTGGTATTCACTCGGCAGCATCAGCGGTGTCGTCCGATTCGCCGAGGATCTCGCTGGCGTTCAGCCCCATGCGCCCCAGCTCGTGCTCGAAGTTCGCGAGAAACGCTTCGGTCGCGCGCGCCTGGCCCGCGGCCTGAAACTTGTAGAACACCTTGCCGAGCGATGGGCCTTCCGGCTCGCGAATCGGGAGCCGCTTCTTGCCCACGCGCACGAACACGCCGCGGTGCCCGTTCGACATCACGGCAATGAATGCGTTCGGAATGTTCTTCCGCACCGTGCCGATCGCGTAGCTCACCCCGCCGCCGAGCGCCTTCGTCAGCCGCGATCCCGAGTCCTTGGCGTTGAAATTGATGAGCGGGATCCGCCTGAAGTCGTTGATCCGCGCGGAGGCTTCAGGGCTGCCGACGGTCGCCTTCGACACGATTAAGGAAGGCTTGACCAGCCCGACCTTCAGTCCCGTGTCGGCGGCCATCAGGCGCGCGGTCGCGACCTGGCCGCTGACGATGGCGCGGTTCAGCGAGCGCACCGTCGCGTTGCGGATCCGATCCGGCATTGCTCGGTAGTCGGCCGTGGCGGCGTCGAATCCCTCGATCGCGATGGGCATGCGGCTTATCCGTTCCCGGTGTCGACGAGGAACAGCCGCAACTGATCGGGCTCGGCCGGTCCGGCATAGCCGTCGACGCGCCACGTCTTCAGGGCCGCGCCGAGCATCTCGGCCGCGACCACGATCGTGCCGCGCGGCACGCTGGACAGCGCCGCCGATCGCGGCACCGCGAACACCTTGCGCGTCCCGAGCTTCTGGAAGTCGGTACCGAACGGCTCGGACTCCGCCGTCGGACTCATCCAGATCCCGGTCGTGAGCAGCGGGGTGTTGTTCGGCGCCGGCCGCGTCACCGTCGCGGGGACGCCGAACGCCGACAGCGCCGCGGCCATCGACGGGCGGCTGTCTCCCACGGCCTTAGCTCTTGGTGATCTTGATGACCGCGTCCGGCCGCAGGCACATCGCCAGCGGATTGCTTTGCGTGTGCATCTTGACCCAGCGCTGCAGCTCGTCGTCGACGACCAGCTTCGCGTAGAGCGGCAGGCCGATCGTATTGACCGCCTCGATGAAGTCCGCCGGCGCGAAGTAGGTGCGGAAGATCGACGTACCTTCCGGCACGACGTAGGCGGTGTTGGTGTCGATGAAGTTCACCCCACCGACGCTGCCGCGGTAGTTTTCCCAGACGATGCCGCCGAACTCGAAGCCGCTTCTCAGGTCGGTGCGCAGGAGCTTGCTCTCCTGGTACTGGAGCGAGGTCTGCACGGTCGCCTGGCCGACGAGTGCGTCGAAGAAGGCGTCGCCGCAGAACCCGCGGTAGCCGGTCACCATGTCGCCGCCGAGGGCCGACTCCGACAGGCGCGCGATCGCGACGCACTTGCCGCGCACGTCGGTCGTCGCGCTCGAGAGCACGATGTTCAACGTCTGCTGCGTGATGCCGAACTCGGTGAACAAATTGAACAGCTGGGTCGCGCCGTCGCCGTCGAGGATGATGCCCTGGATCGCGCCCATGCGCAGGTACTCGAGGGTCGTCTCGTGCATCGGGCGGAGCTCGGCCATGCGGTCGTCGACCAGCGCCTGGACGGAGGCCTGGTCATTCTCGGCCCCGAAGGCCCGCAGGCCCTGGACCTCGTCCGCCATGATCTTCGCTTCGCGTTCGAAGTGCGGAATCAGGAAGCTCTTCGCGGTGCGCTTCGCGGCGCCGAGCACGGTGCCGGGCCCGCCGCGCGGGCTGCTCGTGATGAGCGAGAGCTGCTTGTTCTTGTACTCGACCACGGCGGTCGTGTTCGGAATGCCGCTTTCGCGGAAGTACCCCAGCGCGCCGAGCCGGCGCGGCTGGTACGGCTTCTTGAGGAAGGCGTCGGTCAGCGAGACCGTACCGAACGCGTTGGACTTGAATACGTCGAGCATGGCGTCTGTATCTCCCTCGTTACCGGACGATGATGTTGCGTTTGCCGAGGTCGTTTTCAGCGCCGCTCTTGTCGGCGGCCGAGAGCCCCGCCGTGTACTGCAGGCCCGCGCGGTCGACCGTCGCATCGCGGGTGATGATCACGCCGGCCGTATCCGCCAGCGTCGCATCCACGTTGTCGTAGAGCGCGCCGACCGAAATACTGCGGCCGTCGAACGTCAGGGGATCCCACGCGACGACCTTGCCGCCGGCGAGGTTGTTGTAGACGGTCACGTTGAACGCGTCGCCGACCGCGAAGTCGGTCGCGCCGTCGGTGACGGTCAGGTTCAGTTGCCGCTGTCCCGCCAGCACCAGCGTGCCGCCGGCGCCCGCGACGATCGTGCCGACCGCGACGATCGCGCCGCTGGGATCGGCGACCTTGAACGTGCCGCTGTTGGTGATCGCGGCGATGCACTCCACGCGGTAGTTGCCGGTCTTGGCGTCGGGCCCGAGCGACAGGCCGGAGATCGTGCCGTTGCCGGTGCCGATCGCGACCGGCGCCGTCGTGCTCACCACGAAGGTGAACGCGTCGGTGACGATGAAGTCGGTGCCACCATCCGTGATCGAGAAGTTGAGGTGGCGGCTGGCGTAGACCGTCGTGCCGCCGGCGCCCGGCGTCATCGTGAGCGGCACCATCGCCTTGCCGCTCGGGGTCGTCAGCGAGAACACGCCGCCGTTGGCGACGGCCGCGGTGCAGGTCAGCACGTAGTTGCCGACTTCGACTTCCGGCCCGGCGAAGACCAGGCTCACGGTGCCGTTGCCGGTGCCGACGACAACCGGCGTCGAGATCCGGCCCACGCCCTTGTTGACGCGGCCGATGACCGCACCCGCCTTCAGGTTCTGACCCGACAGCACGGTGATGTTGTCGCGGCTCGGCCGTCCGGCTTCCATGCGCTCCTCGAGGAGGAACTCACCGGCGTGCTGGCCTTCCGACGCGGTCGCGCCGAAGATGAAGGGCGCCGCGAAGAGTACCTTGTGGTCGACCAGTGCGACCAGGGCGAGCATCGCGAGGGCCACGGCCGGCCGGAACAGCGGGGATCGAGACATCTGCTCGAGGCGCCGATGCAGTCGGCCGAGGAACGTGAGCGCCAGCGCCAGCGTAGACGCGACGGCCGCGGCGATCCCGTTCGCGCGCGTGCGCCACGGCGAGGCGTGCTCGGTGCCCATCCCGCGCGCATCGACGCGCACGATGCTCAGCGCCGGCATCACGAGGTACCCGACGAGCAGCGAGAGCAGCGCAGGCAGAAACACGCGGCGGAACAAGGGGCGAGTGGTCATGGGCTCCTTCACTTCGAGGAATTGCGGGCGGCGTAGACCGCCGCCGTGTCGATGCGGACGGTGGCCGTGCCGGTCTCCGGCTGGAGGCTGGCGTCGATCGGATTCACGCGGTCCAGTTGGGCGGTGACGTGCGTCAGCGCGGCGCGCACGCCGTCGACGCTGAGGCCGCCGGTGATGAACGTGTCGGCCAGGTCGGCCTGCTTCGCCGTCGCGCAGAGGGCGCGGATCTCGGCGACGCGCGCGGCCGACTGCGCCTGTTCGGTTTTCGCGGTGGCGATGCGGGCGGTCACCTGCTCGAGCGGCAGCGCCGCCGAGACGAGGGCGCTCGCAAACGCCAGGTCGAGGCCGGCGGCCTGCACCCGGGTCAGGACGTCGGTGGCGGAGGCGACGACCGGGTCCGCCGGCGTCGGGTCAACCGGTTTCAGCAGCGCGTCGACGCGGGCGGTGAACGCCTCAGGAATGGTGCGCGTGGCGAAGGCGCGCCGATCGAGACTCGCGACGACCTGCAGGCCCTCGACCTTCTCGGTCGCGAAGCCGTTGGCGATCGCGGTGTCGGCGTCCATCCAGGTCTCGGCGTCCATCAGCGCGATGAGCGCCTCGGTGGACAGCGACGAATGCCATTGGTAGGTGGCGACGATGGTGTTGCGGATGGCGTCGAGGGTGTCGGCGGTCTTGCGCATCTCGCCGGCGTTGCCGTAGAGGCTTGTGTCGGGGTTGTGCACCATCAGGATCGCGTTGTCGGCCATCCGGATGACGCTGCCGGCCATGAGGATGACCGTGGCGGCGCTCGCGGCGATCCCGTCGTTCGAGGTCTCGATGGTGCGCCCCTTGGCGGCCTGTTCGCGCAGCCCGTTGGCGATCGCCGCGGCATCGAAGCAGGAGCCGCCCAGCGAATTCACGCGCACCACGATTTTCGAGACGGTCGCCGGCAGGGCCTTGAGATCGCTGAGGCACTGGATCGCCGTGACCGCGTTGTCGTTCCAGTACGACGCCCCGATGTCGCCGTAGATGAAGAGCTCCGCGACGGACGGATCAGCCGCGGCATTCTGGAAGCGGTACCACTGGCGGGCGTTCATGTGAGAGTCAGAGTCACACGAGTCCGCTCGCCGGCTGGGTTTTGGGCTACAACAACTCGGTCACGCCGCCGCGATCAGCAGCAGCGTCTCGTCGTCGTCCAGGAAGAGGATCGTGGCGTGGCTGTCGACGTCGGCGGCCGCGGCGCGCAGCTGCACCGTCGCGTGCATCGTCGGGATCGTGACGGTGGCGAGCGCCTGGCACGCGGCCGGTGCCGCCTGCGCGTCGACGGTGCGGATGAGGACGGTGGGCTGTTCGAGCTTGCGCCGATCGATCGGCCGGGCGCCGCGGACGAAGGGCGTCGAGGCGCCGGAGGTCTGCGGCAGCGTCTCGACGGCGGTGATCGCGCAGCTGGCCGCTGCGCCGGTGACCGCCACGGTCCCGGTGACAGCGTCGGCCGACGCCGCCGACCCGTAGAAGAACAACCAGCGGGTGGCGAGCTTCATCGCGGGCTCGGGTTAGTACTCGTACCCAATCAGGGTGATGTCGAAGGTGACCACCACCGAGGCGGTCACCCACTGCGGATGGATGATCGTCAATCCCCAGGTGTTGGTCGCGCCGTTGCTGGCGATCTCGAAGCCGTCCGCGATCAGCATCGTCGGGAGCACCGTCGGTACCGTGCTCGCCGGCACCGTCGAAATGTAGTGCATCTGTAACGGCGAGGCGGTCGTGGTCGCACCGGCGACGGCGGCCCGG